ATCAGCTCCCGTGATGTCTCTAACGATACTAACCTAGCCGTAAGTTCTGTGTATGCGAACACGCCCATTGCAACGAGCACAATCAAACTGGCAACCGTCTTCATCGGCATCTGTACAGCTGCGGACTCGGAAATTTTAAGTGCCATTAGTTTGCTAGTGGATTCTTGCTACTTGCTTTCAGTTCCTGTATTTCCAATTCTAATACTTGAATTGTTTTTTCTAAAACTGCGATGTCCTTTTTGTTTTCACCTAAAGTTTGAATGATAGGATCTGGATTAAATGCTTCCATACTGTCTAACTTAGACATTACTTCACCATATTTTATGAACCCAGCACCTATTGCACCAAGGACACCAATCAAAGCAGCGACTCCTGCCAATTGTTCTTTTATTTTACCCATTTTTTAGTACCTCTATCTCTCTTATCAATTTTTGTTTTTCAAGTCTAATACTATTAATCTCGTTTTGTTGCGTAAAAATAGGGTCATTTTGTTGGTATTCTGCAAGGTTTTTTGTGTAAATTATTCGATTATCAAAGATATTAAGTTGGTCTTCGTATATTTTATCTTCTTTATAAAACGGGACATTATAATTTAATAAAATAGAATTGTCCATCATTGCATTTATTTTTATAAAATTTTTAGCTTGCAAATTTTTACCAACTTCTTTAATCTTTTCGTCAATTTTATCTAAAGTTTCAACAAGTCTAGCATCCGCTTTAGCCTCACGTACCTTTTCTTTTTGTTCTGCTCTACTCTCTGTCTCAGCTTTGGCTGTTTCAGTAGGCTCCTCGCCACTGGATTCCTCTGCAATCTCTTCTGGTTGTTCTTCTTTTTTTTCTTCATTTGTTGCCATCTCCATTGGTTTGTTCATTATGGGTTTTTCCTCTTTTTCTTCAACAAACTCTTCAAACTCCTCTACCATTTCTTCTGGCATCTCTTCAAACTCTTCGACCATTTTGGGTTCTTCCATAGTTTGGAATGATTCTAAAGTAGGTTCTTTGTATTCCATAAGAGATACAACTTCAAACTCTTCCTCTATTTGAAACTCTTCTGTAATGGCAAACTCCTCTTCAAACGTAAATTCTACAATTTGTTCTATTTCTTCAAACTCTGTAAACAATTCTTCAAACACCTCTGTTATCTCTGTTTGTATGGCAGGTGGTAGTGGTGCGTAATCGATATCTAATAATGTTGCTCTAAGTTCTGCACCGACCAAATTGGGTCCTATCGCTGCTGTAGAGTTAGTGTCTCCACCATCTAATCCTTGCCACTCCCAGCTCCAGTTTCTTGCTCCTGTGCCATTGTGAATTACTGTATCTGTGTATGTAAAAGTGTTGCCATAATATCCAGCGTCGTTGTTTCTACTTTGTGTTGTGCTATTTAATACATTGTTAGATTCATCTAATATTTTTACTGTTGTTGAATAAGTATCTCTTTGTCCACCACCAGAGGATGCTTGACCACATTGATGAGCAGAACCTACCCACTCACAGTTTTGTACTTCTGTTGTAGAGTTTAATCTTACGCCACCATCTAAACTATTTGCTGTTGTTGTAAACTGACCACCGTTTTGTTTTTCTGTTGTGATATTAGATAAAGATCCATTTGCTGATACAGTCCCGGTTCCTGTTGCCTCTATCTCGTTTGGATAATATGTTGTACCAGACATTGTCCAGTTGCTAGTGCTATTAAAACCATCAATAGATCCACTAGAGTTTTGTAAATTAGTTTGCCCGGTGCCTGCGTTGGGTAATAGATTACCTGATGTTGCTTCTTCAGCGTTACTCTGCGTTATCCATACGGATATCGCTAGGAGGAGTATTAGCTTTTTCATTTGCTTCCTCTATAATTTTTAATTCTTTTACGTATAAATCATAGTCAGGTCTTAACTTGTCATATTTTTTCCAAGCCTCTGTTGCTTTAGAACCTATCTGTCCTTCAAACGGACAAGGTGTTCCTGCGTGATGCATAGCTTGAAAAACTCTTTCATCCTGACAAAGCATACTTACAGCTGCTACTTTCATACCTTGATTTGATAATTCTCTTGCTAATTTTATTCTTTCACAATTTTTATCTCTAAAATGTTTACCACCTGATACACCTAAACCAAAAGTTTGAACACCAGCTGATACACCCACAGCGCAAATATCCATACCACCTGCTCCTACGTTTGGCGCAGATGCAGTTGGAGGTGCTGATCTTATATTTGATGTTGAATTGTTTGTTGTTGTAGAGGCAGAACTAGATCCTGATTCGTACGTTGTGGCATTAGTATAGCCACCCGTTATCGAAGTATTCGATCCGCTTGTATTATTTTGAGTCGTATCTGCGTACACCAAGCCTGTGAAAAGACACGCCCATAAGAGGGCATATAGTCTTTTCATTTTAGTTTACCCAGAATTTACCAACGATTTTTTCCCAAATGCTTTTAATTTTTTCCCACACTTTTTTAATCATTTTTCTTCTCCTCAATTTCGTAAAAGAAGTTATCCGTATCTTCGGTCTTCCATTTACTTGTGTTTTCTACATTCCATTCAGATGTTTGGACTTTCCAATCTGGTACATTATTCTTCACTGTAAATGAAGGTATGTCCCATATACATCTGTTGTTAGGTTGTGCTGCATAGTTCCCATCATCGAGGGCTATGATGTGAGCACATTTGTGCTCGTGCGGTATCTCTGAATGATCCGTATCCATTATATTACTTTCAGGATGTGCAAAGTCAACAGTAAATAAATATTTACCGTGATGCCATTTTTTGTCTTTGCCTATGTATTTACCGGCTTGTGCCTCTAGGATATCCCAAGAATGCACAGAAGGATAATAACTAAAACAGTTCCATAACTGTAACTCATCAAGTCTACGTTTAGGAACGTCTTTCGCTTTAAAACCTCTTTGAATAAACGCAGTAATCGGCAAACGGTAGAAGATTGCACCATTTTCCATAATCGCGTGAAATAAAATCGATTTACCAGTGATCGAACTAATCCCAAAGATAATACAATCTTCAACTTCGCCGTGATGTTTCTTAAGATCATAGAGATATTCTCTCCTGATTTGTGCGTATTCCGGTGGTATGTTTGCGTTTAGATATGCCATAGTTAATCATTTATTGTTCCCCAATTCTTACCAGACTCATAATCAACTTTGTTAGGGATTTCTAATTTAACAGCATTCTCCATAATCTCAACAATTTTTTTAGCTTGTTCCGGTGACTCCACAGAAATATCTAACTCATCGTGTATTTGTATGTGTGCGACAATTCCTTCTTTGTATAAATCTAACATAGATTTTTTTGTCATATCAGCAGCAGAACCTTGAATTAATTTATTAAGAGCCTTGTATGTGTATGCTCTTTTTATTCCTGGGCCATACTCTGCTCTTGCCTCATCAAACGGTAAAGCTTTGTGTATACCAAACTGATTTGGTTCCCATAAATGAAACCGACATAGTCTACCTAGTAATGTTCTTATTTGTCCTCTTCGTTGTGCTCTATTAGAAACAGAGTTCATAAGTGATTTAACAAATGGTACTCTGCTGTGATAAATATTAAATAGTTCTTCTGCTTTATCTTTACTAACACCTAGTTCTGCTTGTAGCTTTGCTTTACCCATACCATAAAAAAGACCCAAATTGATCGTCTTCGCAGCTGTCCTTGGTATGTTTGCCATTTTTGCTACGATAGTATGAAAATCTGCATCACCCTCATCGTAAGCCTCTTTAACACCAAATACACTGGTGTCTTGGTCTAGAGATGCATAGTGCACTACAAGTCTTGGTTCTTGTTGACTGTAGTCAAAGCATCCCCACTCGCAACCTGACTCTGGTAAAAATAGGGATCGAATCAGTGGACCTAGGTCTTTATTACGAGCAGGAATCTGTTGTAGGTTAGGATTAGAATATGAAAATCTGCCAGTGACAGTGCCACCTTGGTCAGATCTTATTTGATTAATATCCGCGTGTATCCTACCTTTGTGTTCATATTTTATTATTGTATCAATAAAAGTTGTGTGTGCCTTGTTTATCTCTCTAGCTTTTGCTATGTTTTTAACTAGAGGATGCGTATGATTAGACAAAAAGTTTTTAGTAAAGGATGGTGCTTGTGTTTTTGCAGTTCTTTCATAAGGTAAATTTAACTTGTCAAAAACTTTGGCAATCGATCTTGCTGCCCATATTTGACATTCTACTCCTGTCTCTTTGGTTACTTCTAATAATAATTGTTTTTCTTGTGTACTTAACTCTTGTTTCAATTTATGAGCTGATTCGGTATCGACACGAACCCCTTTAAATCTCATATCAACTAGACACGGAAACAAATCAGTTTCTAAATCAAAGATAGATCCTAGATCCTGGTCGCTTAATTCTTTTTGCATCACTCTCCATAAAGAATAGGTCAACTCTGCATCCCTTTTTGCATAATTACCTACGTATAGTGCGGGTAATTTCCACATATCTGCTTTAGGATCTAGGCCCCATTCTTGTGCTGCATTGTTTAATTCTGTTTCATTTTTACCTTGGCCAACATAATCCCAACCTAAACTATTAAGATCGTATCTATATCTATTTTCGTTGACTAATGATGCAGCTATCATTGTGTCATAGATTCTACCATTTAATTTAAAACCCATAGATCTAATCCAACACACATCATACATTGCATTGTGAAATATTTTATCTGCTGTTGACTCACAAATATCTTTAAACCATTTCATTACTAAGTCTTTGTCAAGATTACCACCACCTTCGTGGTCAAATGGAAAGTATTCAGAGTAGCCATCTGTAGCAATAGCTATTCCAACTACTTTACCTCTATCAACTACTGAACCTGTACCTAATTTTTTTAAATCTGGATCGTAAGTTTCTAAGTCAATTACTATCTCATCACAGTGTCGAAGATCTGGAAACTCTGTGGGTTTAACCCATTCTGTTTGAGCTTTAAATATCATTATCTTTTCTCCACTTCTTATATCCTTCCGTCCAAGATTCTTTCTTTTCTTCTGTGTTTGAATAATCTCTTTCAATAATCATTTCTATAAAGTGTATTGCTTTCAATAAATCTTGTTTCTTTCCCTTATCACGATGTCTAATTATGTACTTAATAGCACATCCCTCCGGGTATAACAACTCATTCTCAACTACAAACTTGCTTGGCTGTATGACATACTTTTGATAGTGACTCCCGCCGTGTTGCTTGTCCCATACTTTACTCATATTATAAACTCCTTCTGTTTGTTTTTACATTTTACTAAATACAAATCCTGTATCGCTCTTGTTACACCAACATACCAAACGCGATATTCTTCATCTTGTTTCCACACAGATTTGTTAGCCGCTCTAATAGTATTTATTGTTTGATTTAAAAATAAAACTACATTTGTGGCTTCACCGCCTTTTGCGCTGTGAATTGTGGAAACTTTTATTCTAGGTGATTTAGATAAATCCTCCCCATTAATAATCATCTTAAAAACATAATCAATTTTTTCTTGTGATACATTTGTGAAAGCGTCATACCATTTTAAAGATTTATTTGGTTTACCTTTTATTTTTTCAAGAAGTCTTTGTAGTTGCACTTCTGCTATCTCTTCGCCTTTTCTAAATTTATCCCAGTTTAGAATGTCATCGTAAAATTTTTTAGAAATACTTTGTCCATCTTTAGTTTCAAAAAAGAAACCTTTGTTTTTTAAAATTAAAGGAATTTGTTTTAATAATGGATTCGTTCGTGCAAGTATTAACCAATCTCCCTCACCCATATTTATTTCTTTAAAATTATATACGTCTATCACCTGTCCTTTTAATTGCTTTGGAAGATAATCTTTTTCTAATCGATTATCTTTGACTCTAGATATTATGGATAAAGCTTTTTGTTGCACAGTTTTAGGAACTCTTACTGATTGTTTTAGTGGCATCTCTGTTGCCTCCCAGTCTATAAATGAGTCTACATCAGCCCCTGCCCAGCCAAATATTGCTTGATCATCATCTCCAGCTATCCATACATCACAACCATTATCTTTCTCTATTTTTTCTATCATATCCCATTGTATTTTTGATAGATCCTGTGCTTCGTCTATAAAGATTACATCTAATTTATTTTGTATGCTGCCTTTTTCTAAAAATTTTTCTAACATATCTGTGAAATCTATAAGTTCGTAAACTTTTTTATATTGATTAATAGCAGTATCTATGGCCTCTAATTTATCTCTTTCTACTTTGCCTAAGTGTTCGTTTAAATCTAACTGCTCTAGTGGTTTGATTCTTTTTACTCTGGCTAAATTAATTAGTGTTAGATACTCACTATCTGATGTGAATACACCATTCCAAGCATTTTTTTCGTAGAATGCATATTTAATTTGTATACCAGATGTTTCACCAATAACTTTATAATTTAATTCATCCATTACATTTTCTTCTTTTAATCCTAAATTATTAAATGCAAGCGAGTGTAAAGTTTGAAAGTATTTAATATCTTTTTTAGTTAAGTTTGGTCTTAACTCTAAAAACCTATCTCTAGCTTCTTCCGACGCTTTTTTTGTAAATGCAAAATATCCTATTCTATCTAGTGATATACCAGTATCTAAATACAATTTAACTTTATCTAATAATGTTTTAGTTTTTCCTGTGCCTGGTGGTCCTACAACTTTATATCTCATTAATAGTTATCTGCCTTTCTATCTGTTGGTTTATATTCAATCTTATCTACGTGCAGCTGTTCTAATCTACAAACCTTAATTGTTTTGCCATCTACTTTTAGTGAGTAATTAAATTCAACCTTAAATTTTTCTTTTAACTTCTGTCCTATTTTTTCTTTAGATATTTTCCAATCACTACCAAGGTGTGTTAAAAAAGATTGATACTGAAAGTAATGATAACCATTTTCTGTTAAACACGATCCTAATCTTATCTGCATTCTTTTACTAGCTTGTGGACCGTTAACACAATACTGAAACAATTCGTTTTCTAATATGTCATCTGTGCTTGTGCCTTCTGGTGGTTTTATGTTTTGACAATTTTTTCTCCAGTCATTTAATTTAGCTCTCCAGTCTTTTGGTTTAATAGGTTCAAAATATATTCCTGTTTGTTCCCATATTAAATTTAAAACTTCTTTTTGTGTGGTCATTAATTTTAAATTAGGTATGACAACTTCTATCTTATCATCGTTAGGCATAACAACATTAAACCTATATTCTGGTTGTTCGTACTGTATGATTTGAAAATCTGTAATGTCTGGAAATACATTTATACTATCTGATTTTACACCGAACGGTCTTGAGTAGCAAAGACTACGCATACAATTATCTTTAATAGGATCTTCATAACAAGTGTGTCCTGCTGTTTCTTTTGTCCAAGCATTTATTTTATTATCTAATTTTGCTTTGTCCCAAGGTTGTTGTAAATATTCGTAGTTTGCTTTTGATACAAAGTCAGCCCATTTATCTTTGTATTTCTTTTTTGCAAAGACCATATAGTTGTACATAAATCTATCTCTACCATCATCTAATTTAGATTTAGAACATAAAGCTAAACAAGGTGGTCCATCATTAAACTCTGGATTTGTGCCAACTAAAATATTTCTATGTGTTTCATCAACTAGAAAGTCTAGTTTTGTTTTATTTGTTTTTGATCTATTTGCAAAACCAACAAACTGTTCTAATGAAAGTTTATTGTTATCTTTATCTACTGCATATCTTTGTGTGTCACCATTATTGTAATATGGTAAGTTAATAAAGTTACCTGGTTTTACGTTGCCTTTGTCATCTTTCTTTAGTTCTTTCTGCTTTGGAAAAATTTCTGTGGTAGGTTTTAATCCTAGAGGCAGAAGAAAAGACTTTAACGCCTCTATTAAATCAGTTGTTGGTATTGGTTCTTCTAAAAATAAATAACAATGTAGACCACCACTTTTTGATAGCAGTGGTACAATAGGAAGTTTATATTGTTGAAATAATGCTAAATACTTTTCTGTTTTAAAATCTTTGTAATTCTTTGGATCTATATCGATACAACCAAATTGCGCTGTGCCATCAATCCTGCAAGGTTGTATACCTATTGATATTTTACCATTGATATGGTTTTCATAATCTTTTGCTGTAACAGGTCGACCAGACCATTCGTAATCAGGTTTTACTTTATTTTTTTCAGCGTCTAAAGTCGCCTTGGACATATCGGCGATACCGAAGTCCCCATCATAACCAGAAAATAATTTTATAAACTCATTTACCATAAAGATCCCTTGTTAAGGCCGGTTCCAGTCTCCCATCCCCGGCCTCACTTTTCCTAGCTAGAAACTAGTAATTAGCTTTATCCTCTGAAACTGTGGCAGTTTTTTGCTGCGAGTTTTTTAATGAGTTATAAAAATCACGGGCCATTTGGTATAGTCCAACATCATCAACTTTCTTGACCATAGTTATATTGTAACCGTGCCAACTAAAGCTGCTGCCTGCGTTCTCTACAGATCTTAGTCTGTATACTCTTGAAAACATAGGTGCTGGAATAGACTTGCCAGTTTTTGGATCTGTTTCAAATTGATCTTCCATCAATGAGTTCCATCCTCTACTGACTTTTAACTGAGTAGACTTCATCGTCATTAAAGCTTTCTCAGGTCTTTCACCGTTTATAATAACAAAGTGATTTGCAGTTTTGATAATTTCATTACCATTTGCAAGCACATCTTTGTTACTATTATTTTGAGTAGTGTCCTTCATAATTTCAGGACCTCTATCATTACTGATAGGTCTACCTTCTCTTCTCTCAAAAGGTGCCCACTCTGGGTAAGTCATTTTATAGAATACAGGTATAACCTCTATTCCTTTCTCACCATTGTACAGTTTTTTCGTGACTGTATTATAAAACATACCAGCTTCTGCCCCATCGACATATTTGGAATGTTTCTTTTTTGTTTCGTCCGAACCACTTTGTAATAGTTTTAAGAAAGGTAAGGCTAAATCACCTTTATCCATATTCTCTAGACCCATTCCTGAGTCTGCTACAAAGTCAAGTTTTGCAATTGCTCCACTTTGTTTTGTCGTAACGTTTCCTGTTTCTTCGCTCATATTATTTGCTCCTTGTTATTTTTGTTTTGTTTCCCTTAAACAGATTAAAATGTTCAGAGGGCAATTCCTCGTTATTCTCGGAACGCTCTCTGAACAATGCTTTGAGTGTCATAGGTTCGACTTTCAACTTTTGAGTTGGTTCCAAACCTTGACCTCGTGCAAGGTCAGCATATTCTACTGCCTTGTTGTCTTCGCCACGACCAAAGGAAACAGTAACCTCATTTTTAATAAGATCACCCAGGCCGTGCTCTCGAAGCCAGTTAAATGCGCCTTCTTTTTTATCTAATGGTATTGTGGCGCTATAAACCTCTTTTACTTCTATTGCAGATCCATCAGCAAGTTTCATTGTTTTTAATTTTAATGCTTGCATAATTTCTGGTATTGCAATGTTAGAAATTTTGTCTGCTTTTTCTTTTTTCAGTTTTAATCTCTCTTCATCATTTTTTATTTCATCCTCTAATCTTTGTAATTCTATAACTAGAGTTGATAGATTTTCAACACCTGTAAGATTATCTACATCTTGTGGTGCATCTTCTATAAACATTTTTTCTAAATTATTATCCATTTATATCTCCTTTCTCGTATAAATTAATTTCTATTGGATAGTATTTTCTTTCTTGTTTGTCCCACTTTAATACTTGGTATTTACCGTTTGTTATATCTGATACAATAGAACACGCTACACCTATTATCGCAGGATCTCCAGTAAGTAATAAATAATCTTTTGGTGTATACTCTCTCAATCCTTGTCTTAATTTCATAATTAATGGACCAGGTGAAAAAATTATTTGAGATAATTCTGGTAGTAAAAATTTAAAATTACCATATTCAGCAGCACCTAAAATATTAATTTTTGGTTTGCCTTCTTTTGTACCAGCAATCTCTTGTATCACATATACTTTACTTCTTTCTGACATTGACAACACTATAAACTTTGTGATATAAAAGTCAATAGAAAGATGAAATATAAGTTTAAAACTAAACCTTACGCACATCAACTAAAGGCATTAGAGATGTCTTGTGATAAAGAAGTGTTTGCGTACTTTATGGAAATGGGGACAGGTAAATCAAAGGTCCTTATTGATAACGTGTCTATGCTTTATGATAAAGGCAAGATTAATGGCGTTGTAATTGTGGCACCAAAAGGTGTTTATAAGACTTGGTATGAAACTGAAATACCAACACATATGGCTAATCATATCGAATATGAGGCAGTATTGTGGCAATCCAACATTAATAAAAAACAAGAAAAAGAATTATCTAAACTGTTCAAAACAGGTCATCAACTACACGTCTTAATTGTAAACGTAGAAGCACTGTCTACTAAAAAAGGTGTGGACTTTGTGGCTAAATTTATTAGTTGTCACGAAACGTTAATGGCCATTGATGAGTCTACTACAATAAAAAATCCAGATGCAAAAAGAACTAAAAGCATATGTAGGTTAGGTAGACTTACAAAGTATAGAAGAATATTAACTGGTTCTCCTGTAACAAAATCACCATTAGACTTATATAAACAATGTGAGTTTCTTGACCCCTGGTTATTGGGACATCAATCTTATTACAGTTTTAGAACACGATATGCAGTGATGAAGACCGCAAACTTTGGTGGTAGGTCTGTGCAGATTGTTGTTGGTTATAAAAATATACCAGAGCTATCTGATAAACTTACAGGGTTTTCTTACCGTGTGCTGAAAGATGATTGTTTAGATTTACCAGCAAAGACTTACACTAAACGTGTAATCCAACTTACAGACGATCAAGAGAAACTGTATTCACAAATGAAGAAAAGTGCACTAGCTGTGATGAATAGTAAACTTAGCACGACGGCTACGGCTATGACTCAACTTATGAGATTACAACAGATTACTTGTGGCCATTTCAAAGCTGATGATGGTTCTATTCAAGAAATAAAAAATAATCGTATTGTGGAACTTATGAACACACTAGAAGAGATACAAGGTAAAGTTGTAATATGGGCACATTGGAGGAACGATATAGCAACAATAGTAAAACATATTAAAGAAGAGTATGGGGATAATTCTTTTGTCACTTATTTTGGTGATACATCAACAGATGACAGACAAAAAGCTATTAAAAAAATACAAGACCCTGAAAGTCCTGTTAGATTTATTATAGGGACACCGCAAACAGGTGGTTATGGTATTACACTTACAGGTGCATCCACTATGATTTATTATTCTAACGGATACGATCTTGAAAAAAGAATGCAATCAGAGGCTAGAATAGATCGTATTGGGCAAAAAATGCCAATGACTTACATAGATATTATGTGTGAAAAAACTGTCGATGAAAAGATAGTCAAAGCTTTGCGTAAAAAAGTTAATATAGCCACACAGGTTATGGGTGAAGAATTAAAGGCTTGGATATGATTGTATTTAATAGAAACGACAGTGCAGACATACAAGAACAACTCACATATTTAAATAGTCTACCACAATATAAATTGTTTAGATTAAGAGCTGTAAGAGAACAAATGAAAACTTATGATTTTTGGAATGAAAAATGTATTATTGAATTTAAAAAACGTACTTGTAATCACGATACTTTTCCTGATTTTATATTACAAAAAGATAAATACGATATGAATATGGAACTTGCTAAAAAACACAAGATATCATTTTATTATCAGAATAAATTTGCAAATGGTAAAATATGGGAATGGGACATTACAGATATGGTTGAGAGAAATGATTTACCTAGATTAATAAATAAAGAAATGAATCGGTACACCTACGTTGATAACCCTAATAAAATAACTAAACAAGTTTATATGTTAAAATTAGATCAGGGTTACGAGATTTAATTTATAAACAGATTAAAAAGACCCACAAGCGTTAATATTGTTGTGAACGCACCACCAATAATCCAATAGATTACAGTGTCTGTTTTCTTTTCTAGTTTTCCTACGTCTTGATGTAAATGATCTATCTGTCTTTTAAACCCTTGCACATATCCATACAAAGATACTAAGTGTTCGCCAGTTGTTTTTGGTGGTTTACCGTTTGGCATTTTTAATAAAAACTCCTTTTATAAAAAATTGTATTGTTCTATAGACAAAGGTCCAAGCAGTTTTTAAAGTTCGTTTTTTACCTGTTCCAAATGCAACATAATCTTTAAATTCTTGATAATGATTTTTAGCTTTACCTTCATCAATTGCTTTTTGACCATAGTATTTATAACCTCTTCTCACTGCCTCACCCCACCAAGTTCTATGTAAATTTCTAACACACCAACGAACAGCCTCTCTTTTTGTTTGTGGTGTAAACGCTCCTGAGTTAACTGCGTGAGTTGCAATAACACAGCTGCTGCCCCCACTTGACGACCCACCACTATCACCTTGATAATCAGAGGTTCCTAAATTAGGGTCCGGCGCAGCTGCAGCTGATGCTTGCTCATCGGATGTTCCTTCATCAGAATCTGATGGATCTGCTGTAATATTAGATATTGATTCTTGAGCTAATCCTGCTTCTACGTCTGCTTCATTAACAGTGTCTTGAAATCCTGAACCTGATTCTGTTTCTCCTTGATCAAAAATTTGTTCTGCAGGAGTTTGTACTTGTGGAGTATCTATTTCACCAATATCATCTAACGTTTGACCCTCACCTAAAGTTAAAGCTGTGTTTATTGGATCTGTAGTTATTACAGTTGAAGGAGTGTCTTGTATGTTTGCAAATTCATTTTCTGCTGCATCTACACCTGGATCTCCACCTTCAAATAATCCCGTGTCTGGATCCATAGTTAATTGTTCTGATACAGATTCATCTGGAGTTAAAGCTCCAACAATAGCTTTTCCTACTTGAACTGTAGGTGATAAACCTACAATATCTGTTAATGTTGTTGCTGGTTCAGGCACTGGAGCTAAACCATAAGCATTTGCATATTGTTGATCAACAAGCAGTTGCTCTTCATTATCTAAAAATTCATATTCACTAGGTGAAGTATTATAAGTTCTTGCATAAAATTCTTGCGGTGTTTCTATAACTCCTTGATTAATTAAATCTGTCGATGTTCCTGATAGATCTAAAGCAGGAACAGTTGTGGGTGCATCTGTGTAGTCTACCTGATCTATTGTTGTAGGTGTTGTAAGATTACCTAATGTTCCTATTGTGCCGGGTGTATCCACTGCACCTGCATCTTGAAAAGTCGTATCTAATGTTGGATCTGTTACTGGATCTGTAATGACCCCTGTTGCCTGACTCTGGTTACCTACATTTACTAACGTGTCTACAGCTCCAGGTATCTGTGCTGTGTCTGTTGTTGTGGGTGTGTCTAACATAGGTAAACCACCACTATATAATTCATATAAATCTGAAATGTAATCATAAGACGTTGGATCAAATTGAACACCTTGAAAGTCAGGAGCTTGTGCCAATAATTGTGGGCTTGTATCTGTAGCTGTTCGTAAACCAGTTACATCAATTTGTGGGTCTACTTGTGTTGGGTCTATAATTAATGATCGTAGTCCTGTGTTTTCTGCCATTATGTCAATCCTCTTTGTCTAAGTCTTATTTGTTGTTCTTGTGGTGATAATAAAGCTTGTTCAGTTGGTGTCAATCCTGTTTGTGTAACAGGTATATTATTTGTTGCTAGTGCCTGGCTGCTAACTTGTGGTGTCACTGGTAAAGCTGACTGTCCTTGTGGATTTGTATCTGGTAAAAAGTCTTCTACGTTTAGATAGAAATCATCGTATAAAGTTAATTGGTCCATAGCAGATTGTATGGCTCTTAGCGTAGGTTCTGCTTCTAGATAAACGTTTGGTATTCCAGCCCTTTTAGCGTTTTCATCAAACACATCCTCTAATCTTTGAGATGGAAAGAATGGATCAAAAACACCAGAGGATAATTCATCATACTCAGATTTTAATCCACGCTTATCGAATATTTCATACATTTTATCTGGTGCCATTCCAATCGTATCTGCATTGTTCATTGTGTTTAACATTTTTTTTCTAGCATTAAATATTTGTTTGTTAGCTACAAAATATCTTCTAATAACATCGGATGCAGTTCTCATTTCTGTAACATCAATTTCACCTGTAAATAATCTTCTAGAGTCTGACACGGCTTTTTGATATTCAAATAATTTAAACGCCATAGATTTTTCTGGATTTACTTTAATACCTCTGAAACCAAATATACCTGCAATTTCATAGGGTATTTCATATAACTCTGAACCTCTGCCTGGTTCACCTGTAAACGCTTTTTTAGTACGTTGAAATGGTTGAGTAGTGGGCATTAACGTTTTACCAAGATGTTGCATAATAATAGCTATCTTTTCTGGTCCCGGTGTTTGCTCTGTGTATAATTGTTTGCCCTCTCTTGTTCTACCTTCTCTGCCCCAAATATCCATAAACGCCTCTGTATAAATAGACTCTGATATAAAAGGTGATGCAGTTTCACCAGCGGCCTCTGCTATACCTTGTACAAAACCTTTAATTAAAACTTCATCATCCATTATACCTTCTTGTATATTTCTTAATACAGATTGAAATGGTCTTGTTAAGGTATCGTAAACATTATTTTTTGACCAGTCGATATAAAATAAATCATCTGTTTCTGGATCTCTAAAATATATTTTTTGTGAACTCTTTGCCCAAGGTGCAACAAAATCATTTGCTGCATCTGCTTCTTCATTTGATACACCAAAGATTGCTTGTGATCCTTTTATTAATCCATATGGTATTGCACCAGCAGCCATTGTCATACCTGCAAGTCTTTTTACACCGAGTGCTCTAAATCCAGGTGTTTTTAAATCTTTTAATCCTTGTTCAAATATACCATAACCTGTTCTAAATACTTCAGATGGCCAAGACATAAAGTTACCAAAAGGTGATACCCTAGCTGCTCTTACAAATTCACCTACCTTTGCATAATTAGGAACAGTATCTTGCACAATTCTAGCTACCTCTCTTTTTAATGCAGGAGAGTCAACACCCATATTTTTAACACCAGCAGCTGCATATTTTTCTGCCCTTTGAATCAGTTGAACTTCATAGTTTACAATTTTCCAAATATCATCCTCTGCAACATATAAATCTTGCATAACTTTTCCTGCTTTTTTAACACCTCGACTTACTCTTTTACCTAAAGTATTTAACATTGGTCTTAACACACTGTCTGTTGCAATATTACCCTCTCCAAATCTTATATCTTTCATAAGGTTTCTAAGATCTCCAAGCCGTACGTTTGTATTTACAACACCTAATTCTAAATATTCTCTATATTTTTCTTGAGATAGTGGCTTTCTAGGTCCACCCACTTGAACCATACCAAAAGCATTACTCATTGCCTTTGCAAATACTTTTGGATTTGAAAATACAACACCGTTTGCTAAAGAAAATGCACTAGAGCTTAAGAAGTTTCTTATATGTGTAGGCACAGATAAAATTGTTTTTGCATATTGTGCACCAGCTTTTGGTGTTAGTAATAAATTACGATAAGCCATAGAGAATGTTTTACCTAATAAACCACCAGAGTCCCCACGCATAAAGTTTTGCATTTGTGATACATTAGTGAAACCCTCAGCTATATCTTTTGTTGTGTAGGTATTAGATAATCTATTTATTAGCACACCATCCTTAAAATATTCTTGTACATAATCATCCATCTTTACAATGTCTGCGTTTGGACCAAATGCTCTTTTAGCAGCCAATGGTGTACTATGAAAAAAACCTCGTTGTCCTACAGGTGTATTTGCTGTAGCTTTTGCTTTCATAGCGTCATCAACATCTAATATCTCATCAAACAATTGATTTTTTCTAGCAACAACAGATAATCTATTCATACCCTCAAAGATTGAGTGTCTAACATCCTCAATCTCACCAAATAATTCTCTAAAAGCTTTACTACCTTTACCAATTACTTTTATTTCTTTTTTACCACCGGGTAATTTTTTCTCTATAGTTTGTGCGAATGTTTTTAATGCAAATGGATCTTTTGCAGATGTAGATAAATCTTGATAAGCAAAAGTTGGTAAAGTATCTTTACCAGGATTCATCTTTCTAACACCTTTTATAATATCGTTTACCATACCCTCAGCTTCAAGGTCTGTAATTGGATTTTTATTTTTTCTTGCATATCTCATAAATATTCTTTTAACTCTATCAATAGCGTCTTGTGTTGGTGTGTATTTAGAAAAGAAACCTGATTCAGCATTTTCAAATATTTCAAAAGTATTACCAATATAATTTTTAACACGATTACCCATAATCTTTCTTAAATCTCTTGTAACACCTGCCGGTAAATCTGCTTTAGCACCAGGTCCTTGTGCTGTAATTTCTAAAAGAGCGTTAAACTCACCACGTGTTTTACCTAATGATTTAAAAATGTTATTAGTAACTTCATTACCCTTAACAGCTCCTAGTCGCTTATTTACAGTTCTCTTAACTTTTTGTATAATATTACGATCAACAGGTTTAGTTAAATCACCTGTAAACAAAGCATCGTCTAATATTTTTAAAAAACTTTTTCTTTCCTCTGCAGTAGACGCATTAAACACTTTTCTAAACTCAGGAAAAACTTTATCAACTTCTTTGTCTATTCTAGCTACTTGTTCTTCTGCAAAATTAGTATCTCTCATACCTCTACCTTTTTGCAACTGTTTAGCTTCTGCTACTTCTTGTGGTTTTGCTCCTCTAAATCTAAAAGCACTAGCAAGTTTATCTAACGCTTTTTCCATTTGAGAATTACTGTACGCTAACTCTTTACCTCTTTTAGCTAATGTCTTTGCACCGAGACCCACACCATAAACAAACGGTGTTAAAAATACAGACTCACTACCAAATCTTAATCTGTTTGCTAATTTTCTAGCTGCATCGTCTGATGGATCAGATCTAACATCTCTATCTAATTCTGTTGGTCCACCTTGAAATAAATCACCAAACGTTCCTATGTTTTCTACATCAGCAACTAATGTTTCTCCTGCAGCTCCTCCTGCAACAATAGCTGCAAACCTTTGTGTGCCAGATAATTTATTTAAATCTTTTGTTTTTTGAATTCCTTTCTTAAGATTCGCTGCTTTAAAATTTACATACTTACCAGCTTTTTTAGCTCGCACCGCTTTACTAGCTAATGTAGTTGCAAGTTTTGCACCTGCTCCACCAGGTATACCTATTTGTACTAATGCCTCTGTAAGTTTACCTACAGCTCTTGATTGTGCAGTTTCTTCAAATATATTTATTTTATCAAAAAACATTTCCACATCTGCAGCAAGATCTGTGCCTGCTCCAAGATCAATAAGTTCTGCACCAAGAGATACAACACCCTCACCTACTTTAATAATGCCTGACCCAATTCCTGCAGCAAACGCAACTGCACCGCTAACTTCATTATTATCTTCAGCTTCGGGTACAACATCTTCCGTGTCTATACCGTAACTTCTATTAACGTCTTCTAAATTTTTTTGTTGATTTTGTTTTCTGTTAAGCTCTTCTGAGTCTATTAGAGCGCCTGTTTGAGGATCTATGACTAAAGGCATTATTAACTCTCTGTTCCATCAACTTTGCTCAATGGTTTTAAATTAATTGGATCTAATGGTGTTATTGTACCATTTGTTTCTTTTCTATATGCTTTACCATCTAACGGATTAAATGTAATACCACCTGATGGAAGACTTCTAAAATCAGGTTCATATTTTTTACTTTTATTATCGTAATTAAAATTTAATTGAAACAAAGGTTTGTTTCTGTGTCTTACTTCAAAGTTTGCTATATCAGTTGCGTTGTCTCTTATTGGTGGTATTCTTGATTCACTGTATGATTTTAGTTTTGCTGCAAACTGAGCTTCTGGTGTTTGTGCAGCATAAAAATCTTTTGCACCTCTTTTATTAAGTTGTCTTTGTAAACCTGCTGTAACTGCAGTGCCTTTTCGTGATGCTAATAATTTTCTTCTGGCATCATCTGCTTTTGTAAATGCACCATATCCAACACCTAATGCTTCTATTGGAGTTGCTCCTTGAGTTAATGCAAATCCCACTTGACCAAAAGGCACTCTAGTTTTTGGTAATGGTGCAAATTGATTTAGTGCATCTAATATAGCTTTTGTATCAGATCGTAACATTGCTGGATCTATAGGTCTGCTAGTGCCAGTGTTAAGATTTTTTCGATCTACAAGCCCAGTCATTATACCCTCACCTGTGGACCCACCTTTTTTAAACATTGGTCTTTTTAATATTCTACTCATTATGATTTTCTTCCAAATATCCTTCCATAAATATCAGCGCCCATTAAACCAATACCTAAAGCATTCGCTAGTGGACTAGCTTGCGGTGCTGCCGCTGCATCTGATATATTAACAGCTCCTGCTCCAGGAACTAATTGTGCAATACCAGAACCTAACATTGATAATCTTCTTCTTGGATCATCGACAGCCATTTGTGCTGTTTGTCTTTGTGCATCTAACACGGCTTGTGTTTGTCCTTGTTGTTGTGCACCTAGTGTGCCAAGAGTTGCAATCTGTGCTCTAGCTAGATCTTGTTGTCTTGCTCCTAAACCAGCTTGTAAATTTGCTAGTCCTTGTTGATTTGCAAAGTCTTGCTGTCTAGCAGATTGCGCTTGTTCAAAACCTTGTTGTAATAATCCTGCTTGTAAAGCCGCTCGATTCCTGTCGCTTGCTGCATCAAACTCGGCTCTTTGAACTCCTTCACGGCCACCACCAAAAGCTCCTGGTGTGCCTAAAGTTCTTGCTGCTAATTGATTTTGTCTTTGTTGAGCTTGTCTGTCAAACTCTGCAAGAGTTGTATCAATAACAGATGTTTGATATGGAGACATATAAGCCGTTGTTTGTGCTGTTGTCATAGGTCCTGTTAGACCTGTTGCAGCATCTGCTGCTGTTGTAGCTTTTGTTAAGAAAGGTTGAAAAGCGCCTAATCCTGTTGTTGGATCTGTTGCCTGAGTTACAGCTGCTACTTGTAAAGCATCTTGCGCTGCAACTTGTGGAGCAAGATCAGCCATACCAGCTTTAGTAATTTCAAATTGTTGTGCTTGTGCTTGTCGAGCTGCAAACTGTTCTGCAGTTTCACCAGGCATTTGTGTTGTTGCTGTGGTAATACTTGGTATACCAGCTTGTCTACCAAGATCAGCTAAAAACGTTCGTTGCGCTGCTTCTATAAACTCTGGTGGTAATGTTCTTGATTCTGTTATTGCCATTATACTACTCTACTCTCTAATTTTTTCATTGTGTCGTACATACGTTGTGCACCTTTTTTAATACTACCGTTACCAGCACCTCTTACAGCATCTGCCGTAAATACAAATTCATTTTTAGATAACATTGCTGGAACGTCATCTGCCTTTTCTTTTACACCAATTGGCACAAAACCGCCAGTCTTTCTGTAATCTAATTCTCTAACTCCTTCAGAGTTTGTTCTAACTGGAATATCCATCATACCACCTTTTTTCATTTTTGGTAGTCTAGCTTTTGCTGCACCTAAAAGTTCTTGATTTCTTCTACGTCTTTCTTCATTAATAGCAACATTTTCTCTAAGCAATCTTTCTCCAGTTATTGCGGGTAGTGTGTTCGCTATTCCTCCTGATGGTAGTGTACGACTATCACCATAATCTGTTCCCATACTAATACTATCCTCACCTGTAATTCCAGCTAATCTATATACATCTGACATACTTCTAATTGGAACATTTCCAGTTATATTTGAAGCTGTGCCTGTTTTTCTAATAAGTTTTGGTATACCTTGATCTCTTGCTACATTTCCTTTTTCATCCATCATAACGTTAACAGCAAATTTTTCATTAGGTATTGTTTGTACCCCTGTTGGTGTTGGTGCAGCTGTTGTTGGTGCAGCTGTTGTTGGTGCCGCTATTGTTGGTGCATCTTGTTGTTTTACTAGTTCAGCTATCCTAGCACTTTCAGCTTGTCGAGCTAAAAGAACAGGGTCATCAGCTCTACGCATAACTGTTCCTGAATCTAAAAGATCATCAAGTGAGCTATAAAAATCTTTTGTTCCTAATGAAGTATAAACACCTTGAGGATTTACTATTTCAAAACCAAGAGGGGATTGATAAATATATGAACCATTACCTAAATCATAAACAATGCTTCCACCTTCAGTATTAGGCACACCACCTAAACTTTCAACTGTAGGTAATCCACCCTCTTGTAATCCAACTCTACCACCTTTAGCAACCATATCTCTTTTCATAGACATTCTCTCTAAATAGTCTTCGTATTCTCTAATCATATCCTCTAAACTTTGTTCTCTCATAAATTTTTGTTTTCCTTGAAAGTACTCTTCAAAGGACAATATGCCTTCAGCTTTACTTGCCATACCACCTTGATTCATATTGTATCTTGCAACAAAAGCATCTCTCTCTGCATCAGACATAGCAGAATATTCTGGATCAAATCTATAATAGTTATCCATAAACGTTCTCATTTGTTTACCAACACTTGCTTTTCTAGCTGCTAGGTATTCTTCCATCGTCTCACCTTCTTCTTGTGGTCTAAAGTCACCACTAAAATAACTATATAAAGCTGAAGCTCCAGATGTAATACCACCCACAACTAATTGATCCATTACAGATTTTGGTAATAATTTTTTTACTCCTGGAATTTTTGCAATTGTTTTATCTGTTATTGCTCTTACAATACCAGTTCCTTCTTTTGTTACGGGTGTTGTCCCTTTAACACTTGCTAACTCAGGTGATCTTTCAAATCCTGTCGTTGTTGTTGTTTTGGGAAACAAACTACCAATTGGTCCTTCTCTAAAACCCTCCATAGTAAATTTTTGACCACCTAAAAAACCTTCACCAGTTTCAGCTCCACCTAATTTACCTGCAACTTTACCAAAAGCAAAAGTTGCTGCTCCTTGTTTAAGTGCATCACTAACACTGCCTCTTTGATCAAACCTACCTACACCTCTCATCAACGCTGCAGCTCCTGGATTAAAAGGTGCAACAAAAGGTGCTGCTTTAACAGCTACATCTGCAAGTTCGTTGGGTATAAGTTTTCTAATTGTTTTCTTTACAAGACTACCTAATCCGTATTTTTGTCTAACTGTCTTAACAGTCATCCCACCTCTATTACGTAATTGTCTTGGCATTTGTGCTCTTGTTATCATATCTTTTAATTAATTAAATGTTAAAGGCAGGGATTTCACCTGGGGTTATCAACTTACTAGTTTTTTACTAGTAAATCAAGACTATGTTGTTACCTCTCTAGGCTTCGATTGTAGCGCAGAAAGGACCACGTGTAGTCTATTAGCCGTAGCCGCAGTCACTTTTAGTATCTCACTTTCCTCTAATACTAAAGGATTTGTTAATAATTCTGTTGTTCCGTTAGCAGATATAGACTTAGTCTTAAATAAGCTAAACACATTATCACTTGTATCTGTAATCGTCACTGTGATGGTATCAGCATTACCAGAGTCTTCAGACACCAATATAGATTTAATAATAGCAGTTGTTGCTGTTGGCACTGTGTATAGTGTTGTAGCTGATGTAGTTGTCAAATCTACTTTTTTATTTACAAATGAATTAGCCAAAGAAAAAAGCCTCCGCCTCTGCTTCGTCTTTTAAATCTTGTTGATATGTTGTGTTTAATTTTTGCACAATACTATCTACATCTCTAACAAATGATTGTTGTATTTGTTGGTCGTATCGTTCTGTAGGTTGTGTTAATGCTTGTACTATTCTAGCCACGTTTTTTAACTCCTTTAATTATACCTTTGTTTTTAGAGGCATAAAAAACTTGTTCACCTCTTTTTTTACCATATTGTTTTTTCATAGACTTCATTATCTTTTTACCTTTTTTATTTAATGGCATTATCTTCTCCCGTCTGGTTGATAGTCTATTCTAAAAGTTCCTAGTTTCCAGAATTGACTTGTACTTGTGTTTTCTATTTTTAAAGATATTTCTCTAGCTCTTGCACGTGTATCAATTTTTTGTGTGCCACTAGATATTGTAAATGGTCCTAACGTAGAACTCGCTGCTGTGTCATTTGGAAAGTCTCTTAAATTTAATGTAACTCTTGCATCACCTGTTTGTGCTAAAAAGTCTGGTATGACTCTTCTTATTTTCATCATAAACTCACCGTCATTCCCTGGGCCACTTATACCCCTTGGACCAATATCAAAACTACCAGATTCTATGTTTGCAGCTATGGCTGATGTTTGACCACCTTTAACTTGATTTAATCCAGTTTCGTGTTCGTAATATGTAGATGCGCCATCAGTATTACCGTGTACATAATTAACATCGGTATCTGCTGTCTCAGCACTTTCATCATATTCTGTTGCGTGTGGTTTACCAAATATTGCAGAGTCCTCCCACGCTGTTCTCGCTAGTGTGCCTGTAGTCCATACAGGTCTTTCTGGACTTGAATCTAGATAATTATATGCAACCATTCTATTAACAACACCTGAACCTGAGTTTGGATAGAACCACATTACTTCACCAAACAAGTTATTTAATCCTGCATTAATATGTTGCTTTGGTGTTGTGTTAATATCATCAAAAACGTGGTCTTCAACTAAACACGGTAGTGATTCTAGTTTACCTGTGTATCTAAAGAAACCATTTTCTGACATCCAGTACGCTGTACCATCTACCTCAACGGCTGCGTTCTGACCAATCAGTCCACAGTTTGTTCCTACTTGTTGAAATGAAAATGTAAATGGTGGACCGACAAAACGCATAATAAATAATGCTGTGTCTGTCCAAATGTAAATAGCATCACGACCTCTAATAGCTCCTACAAGTTTAGAACCATCAGCTAATCTTTGTGTACCCGCTGTATTAGTCGCTGTAGGTGAATAAGTATTAATATCCTCTTGAGAAGAGAATCTAATGAACATAGGGTCTTGTGTAGACTTAGTCCCTATAGTTGTTTCTGTTCCAAAAAATATTAAGTGTCTATCTGGTGTAGACACTAAACTAAATGCAGATGCTGTTGGTGCACCTGTTATAATCGTTGCTCTAGTATTATTAGCTCCAATAGGATTAGAGTCCCACTCAAAACTCTCACCACCATTTATAGTTGCAATAAGTTTGTTACCTAAATTATCTAGTGACCATAAACCTGGTGCTGTTACAATATCTCCAGATGGTGCAGCATTCCAAGCAAAAAAGTTTGATGCATCTGTTACTGTTGCACCCGATGAATGTGAAGCAGCTGTTGTTCCAGAAGCTCCTCGTGTTAAACCAGATAATGTTCCGCTACTATTACCTGTGTATGTAATTAATTCTGTTCCAATTAATACTGTACCTGAAGATGGAAAAGAAGAAGAACTTGCCATTGTTAAACTTGTTACCGATGAATTGATGTCCGATGATAATGTAGATGTAAATTGTCCTGCTTGTTGTCCACCCCAAGATCCCAAACTCCAACCTGTTGATGCAACCTCTACTGCTGGTCCCACTGGATAGTAATGTTGAACTCGAATACCACCAGATGTTGAAGCACCTGATCCTGACTCGTTTGATTCCATTTCTATTGTTAGTGTTGTATCTGTTGGTATGGATGTCACCATAAATTTTTTATCTGTAAAGTCTCCAGAACCAAAATCAGAACCAGTGATAGCTGTAAAAGTGTCTAATAAAATAATATCAAACTTATTTATGTTGTGTGCAGATGCAAAGGTGAGTGTTACAGTCTTTGATCCGTTAGTTGTAGAGAAAGCATTTGATAAAGATGTTGTAGATTTAATAGGGTGTATATCATAAAATATACCTCCAGAGTATGCGTACAAAATTCTGTTTGTTCCTAAAATAGCGTACTTGATACCTGATGTATTAACAAAGTGATGAATAGCTGTCGCTCGACCTGTTATAGCAACTGAACCTAGTTGTGACCAACCACCTATTTTTTCTGGTGTGCCATATCTAAATCTAACATTATCACCATTAACCCATTGGCTTTCACCACCGGTAGCAGTGACCTGTTTATTAAATCCAGGCGCAAATTTAACTTTTTGCAGCATAGTGATTTCCTATGCCTTATGGTTTAGTCGGCCAAGTAGCGTTATTACATTTATCAACAGTGTCTTTACCGTCAGGGAAGTCTCTTAAATTTTGTCTGTATGTTTTCATATCATCAGATAATGTAACATCAGATAAAGCATAAAAGTCTGTCTCTGCTAAAAGTTGATTTCTTTTAGCTCTTAAAGCAGCTTGTGCTCTTGCTACAGCACCATCCGCCCACGCTTTTTCCTCAGCGTCACGTGCGCTCTCTTCTGCAGCTGTAAACTGAATACGCTCACCGTTAACCATCTTGAATCTAGGCATATTTGTTCTCCTTGTTGTTTGTTTATATACTATTTCATATAGTTGTAAAAGCCTAATTTACCCCATACAAATCGATTGTTCCTGAATCTATGTTTCCACTAGACATCGCAAATTGTACTCCATCTATTGCAGCTGTAACATTACAATATCCAGCTACAAATTGCTGAATACTTGCATTTGAATTGTGTGTATTATTTCCATTATATAAAAAATGTTTTACAAAAGTTGTATTACTTGGATCAAATAAATGTAAAACTCCACTAATACACTGATCAGAATCATCCCCAACACCACTATGTAACATTTGTGCTCCAGTGGACTGTGCTAAATCTCTACCTGATTCATAATTAACACTACCATTACTTGCTGATTCATCATTTGATGCTTGAAAAAAAGTAGTCGTTTTTGTTGCGTCAAAAGCAGAACTGCCATCTCTAAAATTAACTGTAAAATTTACATTGTCACTTGCTGGATGTATATTATTAAATATGAAAATATATTCTTTATAAGTACTATCTATACCTGATGTAATATCTATAGTTGATGATGAACTAGCAGTTGATCTTGATATAAAAACTAAATTACCAAGTCCTGTTGTGGTTCCAACTGCTGTTGCATCTTTTAATGCTCTATTATTTAAAGTTATTATACTCATTATGATTTACTTAATCCATACATTTTAATAACACCAGAATCTATTGTTCCAGCAGATGCAGAAAATTCTACTCCATCAATAGCTGCAGTTACATTAGCATAACCAGCAGTATAAGTAACTGTTGAATTATCTCCACTATCCATATTCTGAGTTCTTGCCGTAAAATGTTTAACAAACGTAGTCGAACTTGGTGAAAATAAAAACATATCACCTGAAAGAGAACCATCATTTTGATTTCCTGTCACTAAATTTAAAAAATGCCCCCCTGTGCTTTGTGCTAAATCTCTATCAGAGTCATAGCTAAATGAATTTGTACCAGCTTCAGTATTTCTAGCAAAAAAATGAGTTGTAGTTTTTGTAGCATCAAAAGAAGAACCACCATCTCTAAATTTTAAAAAAAATGCTTCATTGGCATTAGAAAAATGTAAATTAAAAAATTTAAATAAATAAGTATCATAAGTGCTATCGATCCCTGAAGTAAAACTTGAAGAGGATACACCTGAAGATATAGTATTCGTAGTAATTAAATTCATATCACCACTTGTTATACTACCTAAAGCAGTTACGTTTAATATAGATCTATTATTATATTTAACTAACGCCATATAATTTTATAACTCCACTTTCAATATTTCCTGAATCAAACTTAAATTGTATAGCATCAATAGCACTTGTTGTATTTAAATAACCAGCAACATAATTTGAATTAACATAAGCATTAGCAACTAAAGTTCCCGTAGCAATAAAGTGTTTGACAAATGTAGTATTAGATGGGTCAAATAAGTGAAAAGTTCCGCTACCACTATCATCAGCATTTGCTGTTATACTACTTAAAACTCTTTGAAAGTCAGTTGATTGTGCTAAATCTTTACCACCCTCATAACTTAAATTTGCTGTTGAATCTGCTTCATTATGGTCTGTTTGAAAAAATGATGAAGTAAGAGTAACTCCATAAGAACTTCCACCATCTGTGCTACCTTGAAAACTAAAATGTCTGCCAGTTCCGCCATCAGGGTGAATATTATAAAACTTAAAAATATATTCTTTATAAGTAGAATCTATACCACTGGTAAAAGATATTGTTGAACTACTACTAGCTGTAGATGTAGATATTAAATTTAAAGCACCACCACTAATAGCTGCAGGTATCGAAGTTATAGCTGATAAAGAATTATTGTTACAAAAATTTAAAGCCATTATCTAACTCCATACATCGTTATGGTTCCGCTATCAATATTGCCTGATGACATTTTAAATTGAATTCCTGTAATAGCAGACGTTGTATTAAAAAAACCAGCACCAAATACATCTGTTGCTCTGTCAAATATTGTCATAGTTCTTGAAATATAATGCTTAACAAATGTTGTAGATGATGGTTCAAATAAGTGCATATGTCCTGAAATACTTTGATCGTTATCTGAACCTGTGCTTTCATTTAATCTTTGAAAAGCAGTTCCTTGTGCTTGGTCGTCATCAGCACTATAACCTAATGCTCTAGAACTATTATCTTCTTGATTTCTAGCAACAAAATAAGTGTTTGTAAGTGTAGTATTAAAATTACTTCCATCAGTTGTTGTTTGAAAAACTAATTTAGTATCATCTGTTTGTGGATGAAGATTATTGAAAAAAAACATATACTCTTTATAAGTGCTATCAATACCTGATGTAAACGATAATGATGCACTTGAGCTTGCAGTTGTAGTAGCTATCTTAACTAAATTACCTCCAGCATCTGCTGTCTCTAAACCATTAGCACTTGAATTAAATCTTATGGCTTTACTAGCGGCTGGCGTAACATTTATACTATTAAATTTTAATTTATTAAGAGCCATTATTTTGTAACTCCATACATTTTAATTGTGCCTGCATCTATTGTGCCTGCAGAAAAAGTAAATCTTATACCATCGATGGCAGCCGTAACATTTGCATATCCAGCATTAAAGTGATTCATTGCATAATCATAACCATCTGTGGTATTTATATGAGCTAGAAAATGTTTTACAAATGTTGTTGAACTAGGACTAAATAAATACATTGTGCAACAAAGAGATTCATCATTAGCATTACCTGTATCACCTAAACGTTTTTGACTTGTGCTTTGTTCTAAATCTTGTCCAGCATTATAAGTTAAACCTGTAGCATTGGCAGCTTCATTGTGAGCACCATAAAATGATGTACTTGTTATTGTTGCATCAAAGTTACTACCACCATCTCTAAGATTAAAACCAAAAATAGCGTGATCATTAGATGGATGAATATCAAAACACTTAAATACATAAGTATCATAGGTGCTATCTATACCTGATGTAATATCAACTTGACTTACAGATGATGAAACAGTGCTAGTTGAAATTAATGTTAAAGCACCTGGTGCTGCCGTATCAAATCCATTAGCACTTGCATTAAAACCTAAACCTGTGCTTGCAACAGTTGTTAAATCAAAACTATTAAAATTAAATTTAGTAAGTGCCATTATAAAATCCCATATAATTTAAATGTTCCAGACTGTATATTACCAGATGACATTGTAAACTGAATAGCATTTATAGCAGATGTTGTATTACCATACCCACCAACAAAACATTGTGCTGAAGCATCACCGTTAGCTGAATATGTTTGTGTAATTGCATTATAATGTTTAACAAATGTTGTACCTGATGGATTGAATAGACGAACTTCTCCTGATAAACTTTGGTCGTTATCACCCCCAATTGTTAATCCAGCAATGGGCTGCACACCTGTAGATTGTCCTAAATCTGGACCCGTAGCATTATCTAAACTAGCAGAGCCACCTCCTTCTTCGTGTGATGCTCTAAAAAAATGACTTGTTTTTGTAACATTATAATTACTTCCGCCATCAGCTGATAAATTCATTCTAAAGTCAACGTTATCAGTGCCTGGATGAATGTTAATCATTTTAATTACATACTCTTTGTAAGTAGTATCTATTCCACTAGTTATTGAAATTGCTGAATCATCACTTGCTGTGGTTGTAGATATGAGTTGTAAATTACCCCCAACATCATCCGCAGCTAACCCATTGTTACTAGAGTTAAATGTTATAAACTTACTCGCTGTTGGAGTAACGTTGAAGCTATTAAAGTTTGCTTTAGATATTGCCACATTCTACTCCTATGTGATTCCGTAAATTTTAAATACACCTGATGCAATGTTACCTGACGTAAACTGAAATTTAAATGCATTATGTGCTGCTACTTTTTTATAAACACCACCAAGCAAAAACATTGTAGCAGCCTGATCAGTTTTAGTAGATTGAACTTGACCAATAAATTGTTTAAAATTATCTGTTCCTAATATATTAAAAAAAGTTACTTCTCCTGAAGTATTTTCACCAGCGGCATTACCCATATTAGCAGGAGTAATTTCAAATTGAGTACCACTATCGTTATTATTTGTTAAAATAGTGGAGTTGTCTGAAGTCAGACCAAAACTATTTCTTTGATGATCACTGTCTGATTTAAAACTTGAACCGTTATCATCTGAAATTAAAAGATCAAGTCTGACATTATCTGTTGCACAGTGAACATTTGACCAAGTAAGATGATAATCTCTGTAAGTAGAAGTAACGTAGGTATTATTAAATGTAACATTAGCTGAGTCACTTGCAGTAACTGTATGTAATAAAGTTTTATGTGGAGTAGACTTTAAATGACTAAAATCTATTCTTTTTAATACACCAGCATCCGATAATAATAATTCATCAGTATCTGCAGGAGTTTCTGCTAAAGCAGTCTGCCCTGAGATTACATCTGCATTAAATTTAGCAGCTGTTACTGAGTTAGCAACTAGTTTTGCAGTTGATATAC